CTATGTCGATGATCCAGTACCCAAAATTCAACGAGAATATTATTAATGGTAGATAAAAATAGTAAACTAGCAGATGATTTTATTACTGGTTTAAAGAGAGGTATAGATATTATACCTCAGTCCTTTTCTTCTATAGTATTTGAACCTACACTAGATCTCTTGGTCCCCGGATCAAATGAAGAAGAACGTCAACAAATTAAATCTGACATTGCTGAAAAAGATGCAATCATAAATGAATTTCAAAACAATCCCGCTTTCGTTGAAGAAATGCAACGTATCAATAGTTTAATGCCTCAAAAAAGAGGACTAGAAATAGCAAAATTATTTAATAGATATGAGGCATTAGGAATGCCCACAAAAACTAAAATGGAACTGCTAAATCAGTTCAGGGAATTTTTCTTTGGAGATAATTACGATATTCATGCAGCTGTCGCTAGTGGTGAAAAAGGTATTACAGATTTTAGAAGTCCAAAAGAATTTGTTGATTATGTTTTTGGTATTTTAGACGTGGTAGATGTAGTAGGGTTAACTACTTTAGCATCTAAAGGATTATCCAAAGGAACACAAACTTTATTACAAGGACTTAACAAAAAAGATATTTCAGAACAAAAAGCAAAAGAAATAATAGAAAGTTTACCAAAACAAGATCAATTACTATTGTCAAATGAAAGAACTAAATTACAGACTAAAAAAAATGTAAACAAGCAATTACAAAAAATAAATCCTAAAGAATTATTTTTTTCTAATCCAAATAATTTAAAAGAATTTTATAACAAAAAAGATTTAAATAGTCTTTTAGATCTAGCTGAAATAATTGATAACACACCTATAGATCAATTAGATAAATCTATCACTGCGATAGTTAAGGAAAATGGATTTGATAATCTTTTAAAATTAGAAGGTGGTGAAAAGAAAAATTTAAAAGCTTTTGTCAAAAAAAATTTTAAAAAATATAATTTAGTATCTGAAGATAAATTTAAAAAATTAGAAGAAAATGCTCAAGTAAACATAACATCAGGTCAAGCAGAAAGAGCAATCGAAGTTGAAAAGCTTATAAATGATGCATATGAGAAAGGTATAACTTTTCCAACTAAAGTTTCAATGGCAACTCAATTAGGAATGAATGAGAGCACTTTTAATCAAACACTATTTAGAAAACCAGAGTTGAAAGCTAAAGTTGAAGAAATAGTAGATAGAAAACCTAACATAGGTGGCACACCTGGTCCAAGAAAATTATTTTTTAGTGAAAGTGCAGAATTATTTACAAAAAAAGAAGACTTAAATAACTATCTAAAATCAGTAGACCCATCAGTTTATCAACAAATAAATCAACTTAGGAAAGCAGGTAATTATCAAACTCCTACACTAAGCCCTTTTAGATTATTTCAATCGTATATGTATGACAAATATCGTAGTATAAAACAAACTACTGGTAATGAAAAACTTACCACAAAAGATTTTGTTGAAAATTATTTAGACGATAGTGATTTAACAAATTTTAAAAAGTATGCAGATTTAGAATTACAAAGAACAAATTTAACTGTAGCAGGTCGTGAAATAGTTGAGGAGCTAGCAAAAAATCCAAACTATAAACCTTATCTATTAAATAAATTTGGTGAGATAGATTATGCAATTTTAAGAGCTGATAAAGCACATGACATACCTCTCTTTGTTACTAGAACTGAAGGTAGTGGTAGATTAAAAAAAGTAGGAAGATTTCAAGGTGCTGGAGCTGATGTAGAATTTATACAACCTCATTTTCAGGCTTTTAATTATTTACAAGTTAAACTAGATCCTTATGCAAATATTATAGGAGACATAATTAATCAAAAAGGTTTACGAGAAGAGTTTATAAAAAAAACAGATGTAAAAAATGTAAGTGATGAAAAAACTCCATCTAGAAGAACTCCTATTAATAAAAAATTATTTAATATTTTAGAAGACTATGGATACAAACCTAATTTAGATAAATTTAATAATGAATTTGAATTAATACAAGAGGTTGCAGGTGTAATTGATGGATTATATAAAGACAGATTAATTAGAACAGTAGTTCCTGTAACAAAAAAAGATGGTTTCAAAGATAGTGTTATATTTGGTATTGAGAATCCTAAAGATGTTACAATTAATAATAAACTGATGTTAGGTGGAGAGCGATTGAAAGAAATTTTAGATTACGCTGTTGAAAACAAATTAAAACCATCTGAAATAAAAGATAGTGCAGGTTACTTAAAAGGTTTTAATCAAGGAGGAGATGTTGAAACTGAAACAGAAGATCAGTCCTTTTTATCTAAAGCTTTACAAACAGTCGGTGGTTTATTCGTTGGTCAAGCAGAAGCTGCACCAGTCGGTAAAATATTTAACTTAGTTGGAGATGCACCAACAGCAGTTAAACAAGTAGACACTGGAGTAAAACAAATAACTTCAGATGTTATCGCACCTACTTTAGAGAAGCGATATAATATTATAGATGAGAATGGTAGAAAAGTATTTCAAAGTAAAAGCATGGATGATGCACAACAGAAAGCATTAAAGCTAGGTGACTTAGAAGGTAAAGAATTTAAGGTTGAAGAAATAGAAATTCCTGTAAAAGTAAAAAAGAAAAAAGAACAAAGCACAGCGTTGGTTCCCACAGTAACTATTGAAAACGCTATAGGTACAGGTAATAACAAATTATTCTACACTGATTTAGATAGAGTTTTAAACACACCATCTGGTAATTTAACTATCAAAGGAAGTGTTGTTCCTGCTGATAGTGTAAGCATGTCTGCAAAAGAGTGGCACGATTGGTTTAGAACTAATAAAGTTAGAGAAGGTGAATTATATGATTCATACATAAGAACTTATCTAAATAAAAAAGGTGGTTTTAATAGAGAAACAAACAAATTTACAAATGATGAACCTATTACTTTTGCTGAGATAAAAGAATTAGCAGACACTTCTCCAACAAATTATTTACAAACTGTAAGTTATAGTGATGCCTCAGGTAATTTAAAATATGGTAACACAGGCCGACAAAGTGGATCTATCAATGGTTCAAGAGTTGAAAGAGTATTATGGTTAGATTCAAAAGACATACGAGGTGACATAGGATCTCTTCCACGTGAAATAAGAAGTTACGAGGGTCATAGAGACATGCGTCAAGTAACAGATAGTGAAGACTTTGCTGTACAAGGTAATAAACTTGAGGGTGAACCTTATGTTGTAGGTTGGTCGTTGAACAGTAATCGTGTTGCAACCTTAAATAATAAACCCGTTATTGTAAATGTAGCAGATGAAATACAATCAGACTTTTTGCAAAAAGCAGCTACATTAAAATCTAAAATTAAAAAAGACATAAGAACTCTTGTACAAGGACAAAGAACATTACCTGGTAGAAATCAAGAGTTAGAACAACTTTACAAAAAATTAGATAATATTTTTAGACCTATGCCTGCAACTTATGCACAGTTAAAAAAATCATTAGATGAATTAATAGAAAGCGATGCAATATTTCAAAGAATATCTGAAATGGAAATTGATGATTTAACAAAACAAAGTTTTATAGAGTTAGGCGAAGCATCAAAAGTTAGGGATAAAGCATTAGCCACAATTAATTCTACCATTGATAATATTGATGCCAGAGAATTATTTCCTAATATTCCTTTAAAAGATCAAAAAGATTGGGTAGATGCTATTATAAAAAATGATGTGTATAATGCAGCTAAAAATAGATTTAGTTTTGATGAGTCAGGCAAACTAATAATAAACAATGATGCCCCCGCATATTATGCAGTTGCACCAGCCAAAGCTGTAAAAGCTTATAGAGGTGGTCGAGGTGTGGAATTAGCTCCAGATAATCCTGATAGGACAGGGCAAATGGTTGCCTATGACATGCAGTACGGAGGTCCTAATTTAAATGATCACACAGGGGCACATTTTACAAGTAATGTAGAGGAAAGTTTAAATAGAATAGCAAAAAACAAAGGTTCAAAAGTAGAGGTAGGTAAAGTTGATTTTGGTGATGCAGGATCTGCCGTAGATACTTTTATGATTGAATTGACACCTGATATGTTATTACCATATAAAGCATATTTTAATGATGGTGGTCTTGTGAAAAAAAGTATAATATACACACCGATAGTACCACTGAAGAGGGTATTATCTCCCATAGGAGCCAGTAGATGGTAGAAAAACGAATACAAAATACAGCAGTAGATATATCTCCTAATGCTAATAACGAATTTAAAGTAGAGGAGATTGGAGAAGAAATACAGTTACAACAGCCAGAGAATACATCTAAAGGTATAGAGATAGTAGAAGAGGCAGATGGTGGCGTAACATTAGATTACGATCCAAAACAAAAAGTTTCAGAAGGTGACTATTTTGCTAACTTAGCAGAATTTATGGAAGAAGATTTATTAGAAAAATTATCTTCTGATTTACAAAAAAACTTTGAAGATGATAAAAACTCTAGAGCAGACTGGGAGAAAACATACAAGGATGGTCTAGATCTTCTTGGATTTAAATATGAAGAAAGATCTAAACCTTTTGCAGGAGCTGCAGGTGTAACACATCCTTTACTAGCAGAGGCAGTCACACAATTTCAAGCACAAGCATATAAAGAATTATTACCACCTGGCGGACCAGTTAGAACAGAGATTATTGGTGTGCCTACAGCAGAGGTAGAACAACAAGCAGAAAGAATTAAAGAATTTATGAACTATCAAATCACTTGTGAGATGGGTGAGTTTGATCCAGAATTAGATCAGTTATTATTTCATTTACCTTTGGCAGGATCTGCTTTTAAAAAAATATATTATGATTCAACATTAGAGAGAGCAGTATCAAAATTTGTACCAGCAGAAGATTTAGTTGTTCCTTATTTTATCACAGATTTAGAATCATGTAGTAGGATTACACATGTTGTAAAAATGAAACACAATGATTTAAGAAAAAATCAAGTGTCAGGTTTTTACAGAGATATAGATTTATCAGGAGGACGAGTAGATACATCTGATATTAAAGAAAAACAAGATGAGCTATCTGGTATAGAACAAGTTTCCTTTACAGAGGATGAGCACAATCTTTTAGAAATGCATGTAGATTTAGATCTACCTGGTTTTGAAGATATGGGTGCTAACAATCAAAAGACAGGAATCATGGTTCCTTACATTGTAACACTTGATGAAGACTCAGGTGAGATATTATCAATCTATCGTAACTGGAGTCAAGGAGATCCTTTAAGAAAGAAAAAAGAATACTTTACACATTTTAAATTTTTACCTGGCCTAGGTTTTTATGGCTTTGGTTTAATTCACATGTTAGGTGGTTTATCTAGAACTGCAACTGCAGCTCTTCGTCAATTAGTGGACGCTGGAACTTTATCTAATTTACCTGCTGGTTTTAAAGCTAGAGGACTAAGAATTAGAGATGATGATGAAGCGATTAATCCTGGCGAGTGGAGAGATGTTGATGCGCCAGGTGGTAACTTACGTGAATCACTCATGCCATTACCTTACAAAGAACCTAGTGCAACATTATTTAGTTTACTAGGATTTGTAGTAGATGCAGGTAGAAGATTTGCTGGTGTAGCAGATATGATGATGGGTGAAAATGCTGGTAGTCAGCAACAACCTGTTGGAACTACAATGGCAATATTAGAGCGTGGCATGAAAGTAATGTCAGCTATTCACAAAAGATTACACTATGCACAAAAAACAGAATTTAAATTATTAGCAAAAGTATTTGCAGATTACCTACCAGCTAATTATCCATACATGGTTGCTGGTGGAGAGCAAACAATTAAGCAGACTGACTTTGATGAAAGAGTAGATGTCATACCTGTATCAGATCCAAACATCTTTTCTATGGCACAAAGAGTTACTTTGGCTCAATCTCAATTACAATTAGCACAATCAAATCCAGAATTACATGATTTAAGAGAAGCTTACATGAGAATGTATGCCGCTTTAGGTGTGCAAAACATTGAAAAGTTATTACCACAACCTGCTGAACCACAAGCACAAGATCCTGCAATAGAAAATGCAGGTACTTTAAATGGTGGAGTGCCAATACCTTTCCCAGAACAAGATCATTCAGCACACATTCGTGCACACAGAGCGTTCATGTCATCAGTATTAGTAAAAGAAAACCCTGCAACTATGACAATATTACAAGCACACATAACAGAACATGTTGGATTTATGGCTAGAATGATTGTACAAGAGGAAATGGCGGAAGAAATGCAACAACTCATGCAACAAACAGGTGGACAATTGACTCCAGAGCAACAACAACAGATAGAACAACGCACAGAAAGTGGTGTTGCTATAAAAATAGCAGAAATTATAGAACAAATGGTAGCTGAAGAACAAGAAATGATGGATATGAGCAGTAATGATCCACTTGTAGACCTAAAACAGCAAGAAATTAACCTTAGAAAAGATGATTTAGAGCTAAAAGCAGTAGCAATGGGCGAAAAACAAGCCTTAGATGAGAAAAAACTAGCACAAACTGATAAACTTACACGTGAAAAGATAGAAAGTCAGGAAGATATTGCACAATTACGTGCAAATGTTGCCTTAGATAAGGCAGATAAGGATAGAAGTGCCAAAAAAACTAGAAGCTAAGTTAAAAAAACGAGCAAATAAGAAAAACTTGTCAAAAAAGGCAAAAAATGCTTATGTATATGGTACGTTACGAAAAACAGGCTGGAAACCTAGTAAGGAGAAGTAAAAATGGGTAAATTATGTCCAAAAGGAAAAGCTGCAGCTAAGCGGAAATTTGATGTCTATCCCAGCGCATATGCAAACATGTATGCTAGTGCTGTTTGCTCTGGTAAAATAAAGCCAGGGGGTAAGAAAAACAAAAAAGCTGATGGTGGTATGATTGGAAATGGCAATAAATTATCTCAAGCTAGAAAAAAAGTCTCTCACATGAATGTTGGTGGAGTGGCTAGAGGTCCC